ATGGACATCATTGGCCTCAATTTAAAATAATTTAAAATGGAAAAAATATTTAGTATAACATCCTTACAATGTAGACCACAAATAAACGACTATACTGAAGTTATAGCATATGTAAGTTATCAAGTAAACGCAACCGAGGACGGTAGCTCTGCAGTGTATAACGGAATGGTGCACTTACCAGCACCTACAGATAGCTTCACAACATACTCTGAACTTACGGAAGAGCAGGTGATTACATGGGTACGTAGTATAATAGATGAAACCAAATTAGATAATCTTCTTCAAAGACTTCTTTATAGAGAAAAATACGGAGAACCTGTAGAGACTCAGCTTCCATGGTCGTAATAGGAAGTTGTCTTTAAAGCAATTTTTTCTTATTTTTAATAAAAGTTATAATTTATGGTTAGTATTTGTATATTAAACTGGAATAATCTTTCCGAACTTCAAATTACTTTAGCTAAACTTAGATCGTTATCTATAAAGCATGAAGTAATTGTATACGATCAAGATTCTACTGACGGATCTAAATATTACTTATCTCAAATACAACTACCTAACCTTACAGTAATACTTAATGATAAGAACGTAGGAAATTCTATCTCCAGAAATGTAATGATAAGAAAAGCTAAGTATGATTACATTTTACTTTTAGATGCTGACATTATTCCAATAGATAATTCTATTGAAATGCTATATGAATTCCTTTCTTCTAATCCAGAATACTCAATTATAGGGTATAACTGGAATTTTTGTACTAAAAACTGGAAAGAAGTAACAGAGAGAGAAAAAAGTATTTCTATTAACGATGTCTATACTAACGGTGAGCTATCAACTGCACTTACACAGTACGGTCTTTTTAGAAGAAAGCATCTATTAGAATGCCCATTCCCAGAATTTTTTCCATTTGATAGAGAAGGATGGGGTGCCGAAGATGACTTAGTAGGGTTGACCATTTTGGAAAATAATTTAGGACACATTGGTATGGTTAACGGTAGATGCTACTACCACAATTCAAAGAGTTCATGGAGACAGCTTAAAGATGAAGTTGCTAGACTGTATGCTATACGGTACGTCTATTACAGGTATTTTCAATGGTTTTTAGATGGTGTAGAGAAGAAAAAATCTCTACAAAGTAAAGTACTTTCTTTAACTAATTTAGATTTAGTAAAATATTTTTATAAGATTGGTGATAATTTAGGGGACGTAGCAACAGATTTTATATTTAAAGAAATTTTTCCTTTTTTTAGACTTTACAAAAAAAGCAAAAACTTACTGTTGTTTGGAGGAAGTATTTACGATCACGTTCCAAATGCTACTTTAGAGTTTAATACTCATTTTAGTAAGGTAGAAATGTTCGGAGTAGGTTTATCTGATGAAAGAGAAATCCTCGACTACAATACTGAGGTAAGTATACACCCTAGAGGACATTCTACCTACAAAATGCTTACCGGACAACCTATTAATTTACATCCCCCGGTCGGAGATGTATTACAATTGTTCTCTCTTTTACCGTTACCCGAATATTCTGATTCAATAGATTCATTAAATATTGTTGATGCTTATGGTTTTAATACAGGTAAAAAAGAGGGATTTTTAGTTTGTAAATTTAACAATTATTTAAATTCCGTGCATGAGTACTTAAATTTAATTGAGTTTTTAGAAAAACTTACCACCCATAAAGAAGTACATAGCTCCCAGATACATCCTTTTTTTATTTCTTTAATGATGGGTAATGGAGGCAAACTAATTCCTAAAGACTATAGAAGTCAAGATTTGCTCTATTTCAATAGAATGAATTTCGACATGACAAGAGAACAGGCAAAAAATCTACGTATTTCTATACAGCAGGGTATTCCTAAGTTTATAGATAGTTTTTTTAAAATTCTTTTACAGTATAAAGCAGACGTATGAAAGCAACTATAGTTATACGGACTTATAATAGAGATACTTACCTTAGAGAATGTTTAAATTCTATTTCATGTCAAACCAGTAAAGAATGGGAGCTGTTGATATTTGATGATGGAAAAGAAGGTTATAAAATTTTCAATGAGTTTAGAAATAAGCATCCGTGGAACCGGATGGTGTACCTTTCATCTTTGAGAGATTTCCACTTATTTAATAGAGCATGGAATTACTCTATTACGCTATCAGAAGCCGACGTAGTAATAAGAATAGATGATGACGATCTTCTACACCCAGATGCTGTAAAGATAATTACAGAAACATATAAACAAAACCCTACACTAGATTTCACTATTGGGTCAACTATTTTATTTGATGAAAATAATAAATTAGCATATAATGTATCTATACTACCTAAAAACTTGCCTTATACCCATGCTGAGTGGTTACCTTATGCCTTAAGCGAAGGTCGTACCACTAGCTTAGCTCGGGATTGGGATATGAACTTTTACGACACTCCTCAACCTTTTTCTTCTCTTGTTCATGCGAGTAGGTATAATATTTCTATAGTCTACGGACTTTACACCATGAGAGTAGAATCCCTTAGAGACGCAGTAAGGAGTTTTCAACCTAAGTACAGAAAGGGAGAAGATTTAGAATTTTTTGGAATACTAGATTATAAAGGATTTACTTATTCAACCTTTAAAAAAGGTTTACATTTTACCCGTAGTTATAGAAGCTATAATAGGATAACTAATGAGATGTACCCCGAAGATACTGAATTAGTTCGTGATCGAGCCGATGAATTTAGAAATGCATTCCATAGATCTACTACAATAGATATAACAGGCGAAGGAAGTAAAAAAGATACGTTAGATGCTGAGTACCATTCTTTTTTTTACAACTTTAAAAAACAGGTTGAAGGTATTATATAATGAAAATTCTTTTTATTGCACCTCACCTCTCTACTGGAGGAATGCCTGAGTTTTTACGTAAAAGAATAGAAGCTCTCACTACGTATTCGGAACACGAAATTTGGGTAGTAGAGTACTCAAACTACTCTAATGAGTACACTGTACAGAAGGAAAAAATAAGACATTTAGTTGGTAAAGAAAGATTAATGTCTTTAGGATGGTCAACAGAAAATAAAAACCTAGTAGATAAAAAATATTTAGAACTTAAGAATTTAGTAGAAGAGAGAAAATTTGATATTATTCACATTGAATCCTTTGTAGAAAAATTCGATACATTTAATAAGATCACAGATAACTTACTAGATTTTCTGTTTAATAAAAATCGAACCTGGAAAATAGTTGAAACTCCTCATGGCAATAATTATGATAGTACGTTTAGTAAAAAGTATATACCTGACGGTTATATGTACTGTACAGAGTTTCATCTGTCAAATGAATTTAGTAAGTTTTATAAACAAACTCCTGTCATAAATGTAGAATATCCTGTAGAAAACAAAAGCTCACTAAATACTTTATCTCCTTTTTCTAAGTACGTAAAAAATATACTTAATATAGGTTTGTGGGCTCCACACAAAAATCAAAAACAAGTTATAGACCTAGCCAGAGAAGTTCATTTAAGGTACCCTAATGAATACAGGTTCCATTTTGTAGGTAATTTAGCTGAAAATTTTAGATTTTACTGGGAGCCGTTATTAAATAAATTACCTCCAAATGTAGTTGTATGGAATGAAAGAAACGATATAGATTCGTTTTACTCTAATTGTGACGCAGTCATACACCTATCATTAAATGAGCTAAATCCGCTAGTTCTCAAGGAAGCACTATCTTTTAGTAAAAAAATATTTCTTAATAATCTTGATGTATACTTTAATCGGTGGGACTGTAATGCAGTAATGGCAACCGGAGATACAAAAGTTGATGCTACCTTACTGGTTGAATTACTTAAGAACTCTTCTATACCTCACAATAGAGTCACTAATCTAAACATCCTAGAAGAATTCTCAGCTCTCCATACTTCATTCTATAAGGATTTAATAAGTAAATAAGATTTAAAAACGGAGTTGTTTCTGAAAGTAAAATTTTTTATATTTATAATAACAGTTTAACTTAACAATTTAAAAAATGTTTACATCCTTGTACAATAGATTTAAATCTTCTTTCAGAAATGCAGGTACTTCTGGTATCTCTGGCACTTCTGGTATCTCTGGTACTACAGAAGAAATCCAACCAGCATCTACTTCAGGAAGATCCGGTGAACCAGCATCTACTAATAAAACTGCTACTTCTCGAAATAGCGGTACTTCCGGACGTAGTGGACGTAGCTCTGGTACTTCTGGACAGAGTGGCCGTACTTCTGGTACCTCCGGACGTAGTGGACGTAGCTCTAGTACTTCTGGAAAAAGCGGTACTTCATCTCGGAACTCTAGTAAAAAGAATACGAGTTCCTCTAAGCAGAGTACATCTACTAGTTCAAGATCTAACAGATCTAGAAATAACGGAACCTCAGGTACATCTGGTATAAGTTAAGATTTTACAGGATTGCTAAGAAGATTTTCTCTGTCTTAGCATCCTGATTCTTACTTAAGTCTATAAAAACTATTACATAAAGGTTATATTTTGAGAGAAAAATTAAACAGTTGTGATGAAATAATTATTTCTTTCGAAAAAGGTGCTAAAGTTGAGATTATAGGATCATCAGAAAATACCTATAACATTCTTTTTAAAGATAAAAGTTCTGGCAGATGTATATATAGCACTTCTTTAAAGCCGATGAATTGGGCAGCTGCTACTAAAATTTACTGTGTAGACTGGGAGATAGAAGTACACGGCCCGGGGATATCTAAACTTTATCAGTTAGACTTAACGGGTCAAAACGTTTACATACAATTTCATTCTAGTTCTTTAGGTGATAATTTAGGTTGGATTCCCTACGTAGAACTTTTTAAGAATAAACACAACTGTAACGTCTACTGTAAAAGTTTTTATAATGAACTTTTTCAAGACAACTACCAGGGTATAGAATTTGTAGAAGAAAAACCAGATAATATTTTTACCTCGTATAATTTAGGAGTTTTTTTAGGTAAGAACGATTCTATTAACTACAATATGCACAATACCTTTCCTTTCAGTATTCCTTTACAGCAAATAGCTTGCGATATTCTAGGGTTAGAATACAAGGAAATCAAACCTAGATTAAGCATACCTAACGTAGAAAGAGAAAAATTAGTACTAATAGGAATGCAATCTACTGCGCAGGCAAAGTATTGGAATTTTGAAAACGGCTGGTATACCTTAGTAGAATATCTTAAAACTAGAGGATTTAAAGTAGCATTCATAGATGCATGTAAAACCTTTGGGACCCCAGCTAAATACAATACCATACCTAATAATGCATTAGACTGGACAGGGTACATACCGTTACAGATTAGAATAGAGCAATTAGCTAGAGCAGCTTTTTTTATAGGATTAGGAAGTGGCTTAAGCTGGCTAAGTTGGGCGGTAGGAACGCCAACAGTTCTCATAAGTGGGTTTTCAGAACCTTATACGGAAATGATCGATTGTCTAAGAATATCAACTCCTTCCGGAAAATGTACTGGATGCTTTAATAAACATATTATTGAAAGAACAAACTGGATGTGGTGTCCAGAGCATAAAGGTACAGAAAGACAGTTTGAATGTACTACCTCTATTACACCCCAAATGATTATAGATAAGTTAAATAAGTTTATAAAAAATGAAAATCTGGATTAACGGTTGCTTTGATATTCTTCATCATGGTCATTTTAAGCTTATAGCCTATGCTAGGTCCTTAGGTTCTGAGTTAGTAGTAGGTATAGATACAGACGAAAGAATAAAAAAATTAAAAGGGAATGACAGGCCTTTTCATACAGTTAAAGAAAGAGAGTATAATTTAAGAAGACTAAAAGATGTTACTAAAGTAGTTAAGTTTGGAACAGATCAAGAATTAATTTGGCATATAAAAAATGAAGAACCTGACGCTATGGTAATAGGATCAGACTATAAGGATAAGCCTATAGTAGGTGTAGATTATTTAAAGAAAATTTACTATTTTGATAGAATAGCTAATTTTAGTACAACATATATTATTTCATATGAAAATACAAGAACCTAAAGTAGTACCTAAAACCTGGGGATACGAGTTATGGATTCACAATGATAAAGAGTATTGTGGTAAGCTATTAGTATTCCCAAAAATAGATTCTTTTTTTTCCATGCACTACCATTTACTAAAAAAAGAAACTTGGTATGTACAAGAAGGATCTTTTGAACTTCGATACATACAACTTGAAGATGGAACTAGTAAATCGATGAAATTAAATAAAGGAGATACAGTAGTAGTTGAGAGAGGCCAACCTCATCAGCTAATAGCTTTAGAAAATAATTCAATCATCTTAGAAGTATCTACAGAGCATTTAGACAACGACAGTTACCGTATCACTAGAGGAAAGTACCCTTTATGAAAATTTTAGTTATTGGGGATAGTTGTACAGATGAATTCGTGTACGGAAGCACTCCCAGACTTTCTCCTGAAGGTCCTGCTCCGGTTTTTAATCCTGAATATACAAATGTTAACCCCGGGATGGCAGGTAATGTAAAGAGAAATTTAGAAAAATTAGGAGCTGATGTTGATTTAGTTACCAACTTAGAAGTAATTAAAAAAACACGTTATGTTGAAAAAGCTTCTAATACTTTATTGCTTAGAGTGGACATACAAGATCAAGTGCCGCGTATATCTAAAGAACAACTTGAAAGTATAAGACCTTCACAGTACGACAGTATTATTATCTCAGATTACAACAAAGGTTTCCTAACAGAAGATGATATAGATTATATAAGTAAAAATCATAGTAATGTAGTATGTGATACAAAGAAAAAATTAGGTAAATGGTGTAAAAGTCTAAAATATATTAAGTTAAATAGAATAGAATACGCAACAAATTTAGACTTTATTAATATGAACTCATGGATTAAAGATAAAGTAGTAACTACTTTAGATAAGGATGGGTGCATGTATAGAGGTATTCTTTTTAAATCACATAAAGTTGATATTATAGATATATCCGGAGCTGGTGATACCTTTACCGCAGCTTTTACTTATTCTCTTAGTAACGGGAATTCAGTAGAAGATGCAATTTTATTCGCTAATTCTTCAGCTGAAAAAGTTGTACAAAAGAGAGGTGTAAGTGTTTTATAAAAAAAAAATTATTAATTTAATCATAATATAATGGCAGAAAAAGTAAATTTAGACAAACAAGAAATAGAATCTATTACACAGATTCAACAGCTTACACAAAAGCTTGTGATCGAGTACGGTAATATAGAGCTTGCAAAAAAAGTTCTAGAAACTAGAAAAGATAAAGCAGATACTTTAGTAAAGTCTTTGCGTGAAAAAGAAGTACAACTGGTACAGCAACTTCAAAATAAGTACGGTCAAGGTTCAATAAATCTTGAGGAAGGTACATTTTTACCAGCAGAAAAAGAATAAAGGGGTAAGATGTCCTCTTTTTTTTTTAGGTTTTAGGTATCTATTTATTTAAGAATCTTCTTGGCTACTTAATTACCGGTTTAGAAGATTGTAGTCATATTTATATATAAGAATCTTAAAAGAACTTAAAAAACCCTAACATGGCAGAAACTATTATTTCACCTGGTGTATTTACGAGAGAAAATGATTTAACTTTCGTAGCTCCCGCTCCCGCCGAAGCTGGTACCCTTTTTATTGGCCCAACCGTAAAAGGCCCAGTAGAGATCCCAACTGTAGTTACTTCTTACGGACAGTATCAAAGAATCTTCGGCTCTACTTTTGAATCAGGATCTACTAAACAAGAATTTTTAACTTCCATAGCAGTTCGTAACTTCTTCAATCAGGGAGGTTCTACTGCGCTAGTTGCCCGTGTAGTAAACACCGCAACTAACTACACTAGAGCTACTTCTACTCATGTTTCTTCTTCTTTGAAGGGTAGTGAACAGCCATTTACTTTAGAAACACTCGGTAAAGGAGTTATCTTAAATAACTCTACCGGCTCACTTGATGGCGGTGCTCATAACAGCGACGGTTCACTAGTTTCAGGTTCTGCTGATAACCTTCGTTGGGAAGTTTCTAATATTAATAACGCTAAAGGTACTTTTACAGTTAGTGTACGGCGAGGTAACGATAACACTTCAGAAAAAGTAATATTAGAGACTTTCAATAATATATCATTAGATCCAAACGCAGGTAATTTTATCTCAGCTGTAATCGGGGACCAAATTACTAATATTTCTGGAGATAGTACCTACGTTCAAGTTAGTGGTTCTTATCCTAATCGTTCAAATTATGTTAGAGTTGCTTCTGTTGACCTACCAACTCTTAATTACCTAGCCAATGACGGTACAACAGTTAATGCAGATTCTGCCGGAGTTCCTTACAGCGCTTCACTACCGATTGCAACCTCAGGATCTTTCCACGGAGCAACCGGTAACATTGTAGTAGGTGGTGCTAATTACTATAACGGATTTGATGCCGACACTCAAGGTTTAGCCGGAACAGATTACACTAACGTAATCACTTTACTAGGAAACAAAGACGACTATCAATTTAATGTAATCGTAGCTCCAGGTCTAACTAGAGATCAACACTCTACCCAGGTTAATGCTATAATTTCTCTTGCAGAAACTAGAGGAGATTGTATTTACGTATTGGATCTTCATGCAACTAAATCTGCAACAGTTTCTAACGTAACAGCTCAAGCTGATTTATTAAATACTTCTTATGCAGCTGCATATTATCCATATGTACAGTTAGGTACTGAAACAGGTAAGAATCAATTCGTACCAGCTTCAGTAGTAATACCAGGAGTTTATGCTGCCAATGACAATAGTTCAGCACCATGGTTTGCACCTGCCGGTCTTGTAAGAGGCGGTATCCCGGGAGTAATTCAAGCAGAAAGAAAGTTAACTAAAGCCAACCGTGATACATTATACGATGCTAACGTTAACCCAATCGCTACTTTCCCTGGAACAGGAATTGCAGTATTCGGTCAGAAAACATTACAGAAAAAAGCAACAGCTTTAGATCGAGTAAACGTAAGAAGATTGTTAATCGAATTGAAGAAGTTCTTCGGAGATCAAGCAAGAAACTTAGTATTCGAACAGAATACAATTGCAACAAGAAACAGATTCCTTGCAGCAGTTAATCCTTACTTAGAATCAGTAGTACAGCGTCAAGGACTTTACGCCTACAGAGTAGTAATGGATGACACTAACAACACTGCCGACGTAATTGACCGTAACCAGTTAGTTGGTCAGGTATTTATACAACCGGCCAAAACTGCTGAATTCATCGTACTAGACTTTACGATTGAGCCAACAGGAGCAAGTTTCGCAGTATAATTTCTAACAACTATATTTATATAAAAAGAACACCAATATGGCAGTATTAGACGCAAACGAAATCATGTTTAGAGCATTTGAACCTAAAGTTCAAAATCGCTTTGTAATGTACTTCGATGATATTCCCTCTTTCATGGTAAAAACTGCAAGCACGCCTTCTTTTACCGATGAATCAATTAAGCTAGATCATATTAACAGTTACAGAAAGATCCGAGGTAAGAGAGAGTGGAATGATATTGACATCACTCTTTACGATCCTATCACTCCTTCTGGTGCTCAAGCTGTAATGGAATGGGCTAGATCAGCTTATGAATCAGTAACCGGTCGAGCAGGATATTCTGATAATTACAAAAAAGATGTAACTCTAAACCAACTAGGACCTGCTGGTGATATCGTAGGTGAATGGATTATCAAAGGAGCTTTTATTACTGATGCAAGCTTCGGCGACTATGATTGGAGTTCTTCTGAAGTAGCAGAGATATCAGTAACTATGGCAATGGATTACTGTATCCTCAATTACTAAGAAAATAAAAGTATATTGATATACATAGAAAAGCTTGGTAGGAATATCAGGCTTTTCTTATATTTATAGATATGAAATTACTTGATATACTAAATTTAGATACAACAATCTGTTTAACTACTGAAAAGTATTTAAACGAAGAAATATCTACTAATGAATATAATAGTTATTTAACTTCTTTAGAACTTTTAGTAGAGCAAGAAAACGAAGGTATGCTACAGAAATTTCTATCTCCGTTATCTACTGCTGCTAAAAAACTTGCAAGTTCCATAGGAAGTTTAGCTAAAGGTCTTATTACTAGGATAGTTAATTTAATTAATAGTATTTTAAAAGCTATTATCAGATTTAAGGAAAAACATCCATTTGCTTTCAAAGTCATAGTAGCTTTTATAGTTATAATGGTTGTTATGCTATTTTTTGGAGCCGTAAATGCTTTCGCTCAAGAACCTGATACTTTTTTATCTCAATCATATAGTCCTAATATACTTGATACTATGGTTGGGTTAATAGATAACCTAAAAGCCCAAGGTGCTTTCGACGGCCAGCTAGCCTCTAGTATTAGTGAAGCTAAGTTTCTACTTCAAGATCTAAAAGATGGAGTTATAGACTCAGGTAATCCTTCTCAATCAGCTGTAGAGGTAGCTAAACACGCAGAAGCATATTTAAAGTTTTTAGTTGACACAGCTAAAGCAGAAGAATCAACTATAGGTATGAAAGCTATGGAGACATTATATCAAGCTTTTGAAGTAGGTAGTAATACCGTTATAAAAAGTATTCGCGGATTCATTGTGGATGCATCCGGTAAGCTGGTTCTACCTGGCTAAAAAAAGTTTATAAATATATATTTATACTAAACAAGTTCTAACTAATCAAAAAAAATGGACAATCAGTTTCAATTCCCAACAGAAGTTGTAGACCTGCCTTCCAAAGGCTTACTATACCCAAAAGACTCTCCTTTATCTTCGGGTACTATCGAAATGAAGTACATGACAGCTAAAGAAGAAGACATCTTAACCAACCAAAATTACATTCAAAAAGGTACCGTAGTTGACAACCTCCTACGTTCTCTTATTGTTGATAAAACTATTAAATACGGAGACATACTTGTAGGAGATAAGAATGCACTTCTTGTAGCAGCTCGTATTCTCGGATACGGTAAAGACTACGAGTTTGATTACCTCGGAGAAAAGCAGACAATTGATCTCTCACAGGTCGGTAATGTAGATATAGACTATACACCACTGGAAAAGGGAGAAAATAAATTCCAATATACGCTACCTAGTTCCGGTGTACAAATAGAATTTAAACTTCTTACTCACTCTGATACTATAAAAATAGATCAAGAAATTGAAGGTTTAAAAAAAGTCTCAAAAGACGCTTCTCCAGAACTGTCTACAAGATTAAAACATATGCTTGTTAGTGTAAATGGTTCTACAGAACAAAAAGACATCAGAAACTTTGTAGATAACTTCTTTTTAGCTAGAGATTCGAGAGCATTTAGAGAGTATATTAAAACAGTACAGCCAGACGTTGATCTTACTTTCTATCCGGAGGGAGGTCCGGAAGGAGGTGTGCCTATTCCTATAGGTGTTAGCTTTCTTTGGCCTGACGCCGGAGTATAGAGTTCAAGTATTTTCGTTAATACACGATATAGTCTTTCACGGTAATGGAGGCTTTGATTACCATACGGTATATAATATGCCAATATGGATGAGAAGGTTTACAGCCCAGAAAATATCAGAATTTAATGATAAACAGAATGAAGAAATGAAGAAAGCCTCTAAGGGTAAATCTTCAACAAGTTCGGTGCCAAAAGGTCCGGCAATTAAAAGACCCTCTTATAGTACTAAGGCTCGTAAATAATGCGGGCCTTTGCTATTTATAGGTATATATTACTATAAATTATGGCAGATAGAGAAAAAGAAATACGAAAAGCGGCGGAAGCAGAATCTGAATATGCTAAAAACTCTGAAATAGCACGACAGATAACCGCTCAAATTACTCTTGAGGCACGAGATCTTAATGCCGAATTAAGAGAACAGCTTGGCTTAACCAGACGAAGATCAGAAGAAGATAAAGTTTTAATTAAACTTTCTCAGGATCTTACTAGATCTGCGTCTCTTAATAACGTTGAGTTAAGAAGATCTGACGAACTTAACAGACAGCTAATCAAAGATAGACGAAATTTAGTTCAACTAGTCAACGAGCAGACAATATTTGAAAAAACTTTATCTGAAGGTCAAAAGAAACGAGCAGCTTTTATACAGAAAAATAATACACAAAGAGTAAAAGCAGAGAGAGAACTACAATCATTAAGAGCTCAGTTAGTAAAAGCTTCAGAAGAAGAATCAGATGTAATTTTAGAGAAGATTAAAGAACAAGAAGGATTAGTTGCTAGTGCAGAAGCTGGTCTAAGAATAGGTCTAAAAGGTGCTGATGCTGAAACACAACGTTATGCGTTATTACTACAAACTACAGCAGCAACAAAAGAGTTAATTAAGAGTCGAAAAGAAGAAGCAAAAAAAGCAATAAAAATAAATGAAAATCTCGGTTTAACTGGTGCTATTCTTGATAATCTTAATAAAGCCGGTCTAAGAGCATTCGGTGGACTAGGTTTAAACTTAGGTACTTTCCAAGATTCAATTAAAAAAACTACTGAGAAAGCAGAAAAACTTGCAGAGAATTTAGAAGGTCCGGATGGTAAAAATCTAACAGATTTCCAGAAAAAATTAAAAGTTTTTAAAGTTACAGCCATAGGCGCCGGTAAAGCTTTAGGTAAAGCATTACTTGATCCATTGACTGTAGCAAAAATGCTTGTAGATCAATTTTTCGCAATCGACAAAGCTGCAGTAGAACTCTCAAGAACTACAGGTCAGTCTTTCGGAGCATTAGACGGTTTTACAGGTAGATTTGCAACTGCAGTAGATCTAGCTGAAGTAATCACAGCCGAAACAAAACAATCGGGACTTAATGCTAATAATATATTTAGCAAGGATGTATTAGCAGGCGCAGCTGAATTTAAGAACTTAGTTGGAGGATCAGCTGAAGAAATAGCAGGACTACTATCGTTAACTGCCGCAACAGGTATAAATACTGACGCCATTCAAGAAAGCATAGTTGATACAACCAGTGCATTTAATGGTGCCAATCGAGCTGCCGTTAGTCAAAGAACTGTTTTAAACGATGTACTTACTTCTTCTACGTCTATTCAAGCAAGTTTAGCTGGAAATCCAAAAGCATTAGCCGAAGCTGCTTCTGCAGCAAGAAGACTAGGCCTATCATTAAGCGAAGTAGATCAAATAGCAAGTAGTTTACTAGATTTTGAAAGCTCTATTAATAGTGAACTAGAAGCTCAACTACTTACAGGTAGGAGTATAAATCTCTCTAAAGCTAGAGAACTTGCATTAAATAATGATTTAGCTGGGTTAAGTGACGAGATATTTAAAAACCAGGTTAGTGTTGCTGAATTTTCTCAAATGAATAGAATACAGCAAGAAGGCTTAGCCAAAGCTTTAGGCATGAGCCGAGATCAACTAGCTAATATGGCCTTTCAGCAAGCTAAGATGAATGGAATGACAGATGAGGCTGCAGCTGCGGCTGCTGGAGTTTCTTTAGCAGATATGCAAAGAGTTGAAGCTATAGAGGCTCTTAATAAGTCATTAACTTCTCTATTGCAAATTTTTGCTCCTATTTTTGACGGAATTAGTAAAATATTTAACCTTGCTGCCCAATTTCCCCGTATTACTAAGACTGTTTTGGCATTAGGTATAGCGTTCAAAATGTTTGGTAATCCTTTAACTGCTGCTGCAAAAGGTATTGGAGGTGTAGTAAATTCTTTTAATTCGCTAAGAAGCAACAAAAATAACTCAGGAGGTATTCTTAAATACCTTAAAGATGGATATCAAACAGCTAAAGATTTTGGAAAAAGACTAACTACTTTAGCCAAGGGCGGTGATATATTAAAAGATGATAGATTAACATCCGGATATAGAGATAGGTTAACAGGTAGAGCGGTTTCGCGAGAGAAAGGGGATAAATTTTTTGGGATAACACGAGATACTACTAAAGAAGCCGGAAAAAAGGCAAGTGAAACTCTAGAATCTACACAAGATCTAGCTCCGCAAAAAGACTTAGGAGAAAAAATAGAAGAATTTCTCACCGGATTAAGTAACGGATTAAAACAAATGGGACGTAAAGGGGTACTAAAAGGGGCTTTAAATCTTATCCCCGCTTCTTTAGGACTTGTGGCAATGATACCGGGTTCGGTTGGAGCATTTTTAGTTTCTCGTCTTAATGGACCGGCATTAGCGGCCGGATTAACCGGACTTGGTACAGGATTAGCTGTAATGGGAACGGGGATCGCAGCTAAAGGGGCTGCCGTATTAGGGTTAGCAGCCTTATCCTTTATAGCCTTACTTCCGGCATTACCTGTTATGGCTCTACTTGCCGTAGTAGGGCCTCTGGCTTCTGCCGGTTTAGGGGCTCTGGCAACGGGAATAGGTGTTCTTCAAGCCGTAGGAGCAGTACCGTTTTTACTTTCATTAGCCGCAGTAGGAGTTAGTATAGCAGCAATTTTTCTAGGTGTAGGGTTTGCTATAAAATCAGCTGCTGAAGGAATAAGCCTTTTAGCAAGTAGTTTAACTTTAGATAAAGTGCGAGTATTAGGAGCCGCTGCAGTAGCAATAACTAGTCTGGCCGGTGCGTTGACTCTATTTGGTACTGCCGGATTACTAGCATTACCGGCATTACTTGCAGTAGCCCCTCTAGTAACTGCTCTATCTAGATCAGAAGAAGCTGGAGCTACTAAAGGACAAAATACAATGGCTAAAGTAGAGGAGAAATTAGATCTTTTAATCTCAGCCGTTAAAGAAGATAAAAAGATCTTCATTGACGGTAGGCAGTTAGAGGAAGTAATTACTTTTAGGTAAAAGTACATTTTAACGTTTAACTATTTATAATAAAAAAACCATGGCAATAATAGATAATTTTAAAACATCAACTCTTGGACTAAAAGGTGAAACTCCTAAAGTAAAAGTAAGTGCAACTGCTGCCTCTCCTAACATAGTATTTGATCCTACTCCTGGATCTCAAGGAGATGAAGTATACAATGTTAATTCTGAACTAGATCTAGACGGTAAAAAACCAGCTGCTTATAGAGATAACGCCCCAGAAGGAGCAAGCTTCTAATAAACCTTAATGGCATTAATAGATCAGAAATCGGACTTAAAAAAACTTAAGTATGCAAATTTTGCTACTTACGGTACTCCTCCTATAGTTAAGGATATAAACAATCCTCCTACTTATAATAGGTTTAGTAAGCCTATAACTGCAAGAGCAGACGATTTAGTTCGTATGACCAGGCTTGTAACTGTCAATAGAGGAAAGTTGAGTCCGGCAGCATCTAATTTTTTAGCCAACCAAGCAATCATAGCTACCGTTAAAGCAATAAACGAAGTACAAGATGCTAAAAGAGAAGGAAAAGAACAGTCTT